GATTCCCAGCGGAAAATCCACACGGCATTTGTAAGGATTATCCGGCCATCTTTACGGGTAACGTCGCCGGCATAAATCCAGCCACGGTCTACCACGATCACGGCACGCTTGCCGGGGATTGCTGTCTGCGGGCTTTTGTCTGCGCGTACATACTTTACATCGTCAATCGTGATTGTTTCGGGTTTCATCTTTGGTGCTCCTGTTGTGGCGTTAAAGTCTCAGCTCTTTGTGGCGTTACCGCCGTTTGTGATCGCCAGCATTTGTTTTCGTCGCTCATTTCGTCACCTCCCCGGCTACGCTCGGCAGCACTATAAAACAATCAACTATCGGCCACGGTACATCGTCAGCGTAGTACATGCGCCACCCGTCAGCAGTGGGGTCTGCTTTCCATTCATCAGTGGTATGCCAAACAACACGCGCCATTGCGTCTACCCAATCCGGCTTTGCTATGCTGCCACCGCGATCTTGCAATGTTCCTTCGGTGCGCTCAGAGTAACTATCAACGTGCTTTTTGAAGTCGTCGTACCATCCCTGCACTCTGGCGGTTTCGGCAAGACACTCTATCGAGTGGGTGGTAGGATATTCATTACAATGCTCGCCTTTGCAGTCTTTCATTTCGTCACCTCTCCGGCTTCTGTTGGCGCTGATAGTGGCATCCAGTGTGATACATCGTCCTGATTTACCCAACCGCCAGAACCGTGGTACATCCGCGAATCTGGATCAAAACGGCCAACGCCGGCAAATCCTGCATTTTCAATCCAGTAGATTACGAACTGCCTGTCTTTTGGCAACCGCTCACTCACCGGAATCCACCTCGGCAGCAAGCCTTTCAGCCGCTCTATCTCATCCCGCTGTGTCACTATCATGTGCGCTGCTGCCGGCACCAGTTCGGGATTGTGTAGGGCTTTCAGCCGCTCGATCTCGGCAGGCTTCACTTCCTCACGCCGGGAGAGTTCGGCCTGTGCAAGCAATCGAATGTTTCGCGCTAGTGCCTCGCTGATAGGTTCCATGTAGTCAGCATGCAGCAGAACGGCTTGCAATTCTTCGGTTGTCGGGGTCATGGCTTCTCTCCCATCTGTGCCGCCACCACCGTAGAGGCATAGCGCCATGCGGCAGAGCGGTCGTTGCTGTGGTCTTTGTACATCGCGGTGTAGTAATTTGCGGAAGTACCGTAATCATTCACCTCGGCAGCGTCTACCGAGTTGTTAGTGCCACGCCAATATGTATCAATGTTCAGTTGCGCATTCATCTCTGCGCAGTCGCCGCTGTTGGTCAGGCAATTCCATGGCAGCTTGTCATCCTGATTGATGAAATCGCCGTCACCCTGCCAAACACAATCAAGCCCGCAAGCCCTCGCAGCCTTCTCCAGCAGTTCGCGTTCGCTCATTTCCCCACCTGCTGCGCCAGTGCGCGGATGGCCAGTGCGCAATGTGATGATGTCGTTTCTCGCCTGTAAGTCTTGCCGCCGTTATCAATTGCAGTGGACAGCCGATCACACTCGGCAGCAGCACGCTCAAGGGCTGACGCCTCGCCGAGCGCGAAGCCTTCAAACGTGTCTTGCACTTCAGGCCATGTATAAACGCCATTCTTGTTCTGCTCAAAAATGCGCGGCTCATCGTTCGGCCACTTTATGTGCCATGCCGCCTCGAAACGCTTCTGCTGCTCTGTCTTCGTCATACGTACCACCCCGACAGCAACGGAAACGTAAAAAACACTGCCGCTACGATAGCCGCCAGCGAAGTCAACCCAAACACTACGCCTGCTGGGGTAGTGTCAGATTCCTGCAAGGCCAGCGCAGCGAGCACGCCCAGGCCGAACCCGATCATTATTGATTCATTCATTAGGCGGTTTCCCCAGAATCAGTTTTTTGAACATTTGTATTTGGGTGGTGGTCATGGACATCCATGGGCGGTGGCCACCTCGGCGATACGCCGCCTCCCAGATTTCATATGCAACTTCCCGTGAGACGCCACTGAAGAACGGCTCGTTAGGATCATCTAGCTCATCCCACCATTCATTAAACTCACCTTCCATTTCCTGCATGCGTTTTTCGTAAGCATCGTCGCTCATTTCCCCTCTCCTTTCTTGAACTTGCTATTAGCACTACGCTGATCTTTCTTCTGCGCCTTCTTCAGCTCATCAAGCAGCAGCGTCTGCTCCCTCCTTAGTATGTCCACTTCGATCTTTGCCCGGCGCAGCGCGGCCCACGGGTTTAGCATCTCGTTCAGGGTCATGTTTGTCTCCTTTGTGTTTAACTCGGTTCCAGCCGATGATGTAGCTACGGTTCTTGCCTGCAAGCAGCGCCTTGTCCTCCCGGTCTGGGGTGTCGCTAGGACGTTTCACTCGTCGCCCCCATGACCTTGAGCTTCCAGTCAATCCACTCATCAAGCAGGCTATGCAATTCTTCGCGCCTTGCTTGAGCAATTGTACGTCCCCCCTTCAGTTTCATCGGATTAGTCAGGGAGTCCGCAAAACGCTCTTTTGCTTCTATCCGAAATTCGTCTCCAACCCGCGTCAGCTGCCAAGCTACGCCTTTTAAATCGATTCCGGATACGTAATTATCTATCAGGTTTTTGCTCATTTAGTTTTCCTCCGCTAGGACGTTTCATTGTCGCGCCCGTTTAAGAGTCTGTTGTAAAAAACGAACATGTCCAGTGGCTGTATGACAACTATCTCTCTTCCTTCGGTGTCGGTGTACAAGGCCTCGTGTTGGGCGAGGCTTTCTATCTGGGTTCTAAATTTATCATAGCTGCACACCACGCTTTCTCGCCTAGTGTTTCGGTACAGCTGCGAGTACCTACCTGACATAGTGGTCAAGTAGCTGTGGCAGGGGGAGCACAAGTCTCCGACGAACATACCTTGGCCTACGCGGTTTGGGCAGTTGAGTGTTATACAGGGGGTGCCGTGCTGTCTCTCCTCACTCATCACTCATCGCCCCCATGACCGCCCCAAGTATCGCGGCGTCTTTATCAGTCCACTCGTACTTCTCTTCGATCAACAGCAGCACAGTGTGCAGCGACTTGTATAAGTCCTTCTTGCCTGCCTTGTCTTCGTGCCTCGTGATGTACTTGATAGCCGTGTGCTGGCACGCATCCAACTTGTTGGCCATGCTGTACTGCATCGGCTGTATTTTCAGCTTCTTGTAGTGCGAACCTCCCACTTGTTTGTCATATGCCTTCATGGGCTCGTGGATCATTTTGTCCGGACCGTCGACCGGACGCCAAGGGCCGTTGTGTATGTCGTGCTCCGTGAAGTCGCTGGCGGGGTAGACCCCGCACAACGGCCCCGGGAAAGTAACACCGTACTCCCCATCGAAGTGGTTATCCAACCACGTAGCGTACATCCACTCACGCGATGTCGGGTGTCGTGTCCAGCGGTTGAAATTACTCATCTTGCACCCCGCGGCCTGTACCGGACTTTGTCCAAGTCAAGCTCTCGAATGTAGCTGCGGAACTTCTGCAGCACCTCGGCCCGTGAGTATCCGAACCACAGCAGCGGTGTCTCCCCGCTGCATGTGCTCTCCAAGGAGTACCATCTCTCGCTAATCTTTTTGATTACCATTGTTTGAAGTTCCTCATCTGCTCGTTGCACTCGTAACCTTGCCTGTACTCGCCGCACTCCGGGGTGCCTTCATCAAGCAGCACCTCGACGCCATCCACCAGTTTGTGTGGGCGGGCAGCGCGTTGATAGTAGCTGTCGGCTGCCCCACGGTCCTCGGCGCTTTTTGACGCCTTCACGCGTTGAGCGTGGCTAAAAGCGGCGGATGCCGCCCAGAACTTCTCTACGCTGTCGGCCATGTCGGTCATCAAATCCCCTAGAGTCGGGTCTTGCGCCTTCTCACTCATCACCCATCGCCCCCTACTTATTTGTTATTCAGCTCGCCAAACCCGGATTCCGTCACCTTCACGGCGAACAATAAAACGCTTTTTGTGGCGCACACCGCAGGTCATGGCTGCACGGTATGCTCGGCCATTGATGGCCTCGCCACTGAAAAAAACACTTTCGTTGACAGCCATGTGGCTGAAGGGGTACTTCGTGCTGCGCAGAAATTCTGGCAGGGGTACATCAGTTTCGATTTGCATTTGCATTATTACCTCACTGTGAAAGCCCGTAACCGATGCCACGGGCTGTTAAAATTAGATGCCCCATTTCTCTCTGCAGATGGGTCCGATACCGAGCTTAACGCTGGTAGCTTCGGTAAGCGCACGACCGCAGCAACTGCACTGACCAGTTTTATGCCCATGCGCACTCAGTGCAGCCAGCGGATCAGCAGCAAGCACTTGCAGCTCTGTGCCGACTTCAGCACGGGCTTCGCGTACAGCCAAAAACTTACCTTCGCTGGTGATCTTGCCAGCGTAATTACCGGCATCTTTGACGTATAACGAGCCTGCATTGGTGCCTGTGACAGGCGCGATGCTGATCGCCAAATCGCCACAGCGCAGGATCGGCTTCTTGATGCTGTTACCGAGGGCGTTGTCCAGCAGTTCGCGGATGCGCACCAGCTCGATGCTGGGTGCGCTGGCAGTGCGTTCTGCACGCTCGGTAGCACGCACTACGTCACGCGCCTGCTGCTTGGCGTAGCCGCTTACAACGGCGGCCAGCTGGCGCTCAGACAGCTCGCCGTACTGCTTGGCTTTGCCCAGCAGCTCTTGATAAAACTCTGACCACGTAGCGCCCACCAGCCACGCATAACCGGCTTCGCCGATTGCCTCGACGACCTGTGTTTTGGTCTTGTCAGCGTTCTTGGCCTGAGTCTTTTCCTTCTTCAGGATGCGCTTGCCTTTGGCCGCAGCACGGTCAGCGGCAGAAGTCATAAAGAACCCCTTACCATTGCAGGCAAAGCATTTTCCTTTCCAAGGGCGCAAGTAACCCCCCGAAACGGTGCCCTGACCTGCGCATTTGGCGCAAGGGAACTGGATGTTTTTTGCAAACTCTCCAGTTGTTTTTTTGGTTGGAATTTGGTCAAACGGTACTTCCAAATCAGCAAAACTAATGGGGTCGCTCATGTGAATCTCCTGTTTTTTCCTGTTTAAGTCGTTACTACATTTGCGATACTATCTACTACTTAAATGCGTGTCAAACGCTTTTAAACACTTTTTTAAATGTTTTTTGATTCCCACACCTCGTCTTCAAGTGCCATCAATGCCGACTCCCCTATAGAGCCAAGGATATCGACCCTGCGTTGGGCACCGGCTTTGGTTGTGATAGTGATGTAAACTGCCAGTATTTCGACCTGTTCTGGCAGGTTGTATTGGAGATCTGCAGGCAGTACTGCGTATTTAATCTCGACCTCAGATGTCAAGGAGCTGATTAGCGAGCCGGTCATTATTTTTATACTCCTCTTTCAGCACCATGGCCTTGACGGGGTCGGTCTGCGACAGCGTTCGGAGGTACTCTTGTACCGCGAGAGTGCCGATGATTTTACCGACCGCAGCGTCATGGAATTCGCCCAGCTCACGCAGCATTGCGTAGTGCTCGGCACGAATAATGACGGACACCCACGCCTTTTGGCGTAGGGCCGGAGAGATGGGTACTGCATACCCGATGGGCTTTTTCTTCTTACGCTTTTTCCACGATGTCATATAACGCCTCCCGTTTCAACGGCTGTATCATATAATATGCAATTATATGATACAACCATTGAAACGAGGGGTGTTAGACAGGCTGCTGGGCAGCTTGGAGAATTGCGTCGTTAGGGAAGAGCTGCTGCAGCATCTGACGGGCCTGTGGCCCCTGCGCCCCTTGAGGAGCGGGAGCCTGAGCTTGCGCCAGTTGGAACCCACGGGTAGGCGTAGCGGGTGGTTGAACACGCGCTTGGGGTGGGGCTATCGGCGCTGGAGGCGCTGGAGGCGCTTCTTCTTCTTCTGGCGTCATGCCAGCGCCGATGCCACCGCCCAGAATCAGACGTTGAGACATGTTCATGCTCGTCGGTACGCGCCCCTGCGTGGCGGCAGAGGCTCTGGCTACGCCGTATGCTCGGCGGAGGCCTTCCGTCCCCCACAGCTGCATGACAGCAGTTCCGGTGTCCGTTGATCCCAGACTGCGGAACAGTCGCCCGAGCAGGGACCCTGCCGCCGCAGCACTGTTGCTGGTGTTCTTGGCGGTGCGTGTGATCTGTGAGGTTGTCTGCGCTAGTGAGTTCATAATACGAATCTCTTCTGGCGAGAACAGTGTGCGCAGCAGCTGGGGATTTTTGCGGTTGGCGTCGAAAAACTCGCGGGAGAAGGTGTTAGAAGCCTTACCCGAAGACGCGGATACGATGCCATCTGAAATTAGCATAAATGCATCCTGCCGCAGCATATCCCACTCAGCAGCAGGCAGTTCGTTCTTGAGTGTGTTCAACATGCGGATAGCCTCCGGCCTGTTGATCAGACCGCTGAAGCTGCCGGTGAGAATGGTGCGCGCCGCTGCCTCGGGGGCAACAGTCAGGACGCGAGACCCGTCCTGCACGCCGTCTTTCGTCAAGCGGTTCAGAATGCCACCCTGACTTTTCCACTTCTCCGCGTACTGGCGGTAGTTTTTGATGGCGCTCGCCCACATACCCACGGCTTCGTTGTTGCCGTAAAGTAGGTTCTGCTCTGCCATCTGGTACAGCTTGTCATCGAGCTGCTCTATTGCTGCGCCTGCCGCTGATGCGTCACTGCCTACGCCATTACGTGCCTGATTACTCAGCTGGGTGCGATAGGCCTGAATGTCTAATAGCGACGCGCCATTTTGAAATGCTTCGTCAATCTTGCGCACGATGTTGGTCGTGATCGGGACAGCAAGCGGGCTGTACTTTGCCAGAGAATCAACGATCTCAGCGCCGTAAGTTGTCGCTGTCGCTGGATCCAGATACGCGGCACCTGCTTCACGGGCCTGTGTATATAGGTCGTCGGCGCGCTGACGTGCAGCACCTCTTGCGGCAACCAGCGCAGCCTGTGCCGCTGCGCCACCCTCTGTGCGCGCTACCGCTGGACCCCCTCCAGCAATGATGCGCTGGATTTCGCCGATGTTCTCTTTGACAGCCGCCTCTTGCGCAGCATAGGCACCCGTGATCATGTTCTTGGCCTGCTCACCATAGACGCCTTTTGCAGCCAGATCCTCAAACAACTGCTGTTCCATGTCGCCGCCGATCTGTCCCGTGGTCAAGGGCACTGGCACCGGGAGGCCCTGCGCCTGCATCTTCGCAAGTGCTGCTTCTGGAACAGCGCCGCCTCGAATCATCCCCTCAAGGTCAGCATAGACACTTGCCTGCACTTGATCGGGATCAATGCCCACGCTCTTCAAGTAGCGCACAGCCTCTGAACTGAGCTGGGCGTTGCGGTCGAGCGTTCTGGCAGGATTTCTGAACCAAGAGGGCACGTTTCCGATCTTGTCTGCAATAAAGCCCAGCACCTTGCCAAGCCCATACATCCCGCTGGCCCACGCGCCGCCTTCAATGATGACGCCCGGTTCCAACGGAGTTTCTGCACTCGCGGCAGAAGTGGTTTCCCCGACTAGTGCCTCAGTAAGGGCGGTTGTTCCTGTGCGCATACCCAACTGCGCAGGGATTCCCACGCCAGCAACACCGGCCTCGACCAGTGGTGCGAGGGCCACAGCGCCTGACAACTGCGTCATGGTCGGAATATCCAGCCCTCTCGGATTCGGGTAGAAAGTCTTCCAGCCCCGCAGGACCCCGTTCTCACGCACAGGGAACGAGGCAATCACGTTGCCGAAGTCATCCCGCAGCGTGGTTGCGTCTGGGTCAATGTTTTTGATGCCCGCTTCGAGGCGAGCAGGGTCCAACGTGCTGGCGACCATCGTCATCAGCTGT